AATTTGCTCTCCTGCAAGTCGTTTAATTTTTAAAGTTAATTCAAATATATCAAAAGTATCGCTACATTGAGTAAAACACTTAAAAAGTTTCGTATTATCATAATAATATAATTTAAAAGATCCTTGACCTGGAGGATTATGACATATGGTGCGTGAAATAATAATATCTCCATGTATTTGTGGTTCTCCACCGGCATCCGCCAAGAACTCATATATTTGATCTATTGATAAATTATTTTTTATATCTTCAAGATATTTTTTACGTTCTATATCATTCATATTCTATTGTTATTTTATTTAATGGACAATTTGGTATTTTATTTTCAAAAATATTAAATTTATATCCCATTGATTTTTGTGTAACATAACAAGTTGGATAATCCCAACGGTCATCATATAAATTACATTCGCTACAACTTTTAGGATAAGGAATATTGATACTGGTAAAATTTATTTTTTTCTTTTCTTTTTCGTTGTTCATTTTCTTTTGCCTTTATTTCTTTTAGTCTTTTACAGCCTTTTCCACTACAATTAGTTTTATTATTACAATCCCAACAATTATCAGAATCCCACCAGTACCAATGTGGCGGAGAAGGTTTAGGTTTACGAAATTTTTGTTTCATTTAATTAATAAAATTCCCGTGATGATAATTTGACAAATATGAATTAATTGGTCTTGAATTAAATTAATTTTTAATTGATTTGCTTTTAAATCATCTGTTATTATATGTATACCCCAATTTAAACAAAATAATGCTATAATAAATTTTTCATTCAATTGTATTCCAAAAAAGTGTGCAATAAACATAGGAAGAAAAATCATAAAAGTCCAACTAAAAGCATGTTCACATAAAGCCATTATATAATCATGTTTATACAACGGATCAGAAGTATGCTTCTTCCACCATGATTTTTGTTTCATAGATGCTAAAATACCTTGTAAATAATAATCGTCTACAATATGGCAAAATAACATACATAAAATTATAAAAATCTTAATCATTTAAAAAGCACTCTCCTTATTTTCTTCTCTTGCTGCTACGTTAATTTTATAATCTTCCATATCAATTAATTCATAATTATAAGCAGTAGCAAATAAAGGATTAATTCTACAAATGCCTAATTCTGCTTTACACCATAAAAGGATATGATTATACCTTCCACGCCTATTTTTATAAATTGATATTTTTAAATTAGGCATTTCAATACCTTTTTCTGCTGTAAGTTTACTAATAACTTCTCTATCACTATCATTAAGCTGCAACATAATACTTCCAGCGTCGATTTTATCCGCTATAGCTTTAGCCCCACGCAAAAGATTTTGATCATATACTGTAGCATTTTGATATTCTCCATTTAACTGAGTAGATGACATAATAAATATTCCATACTCTGTCGCTAAATCTTTTAAACGAACACTAATCATAAAAAGTACATTATCTTCTCTTAGTCCTTTAACAGAAGCGCGTGATGATACTTCAGAAAGAATTTTCATACTTGAATGAATATAATCTAAAAAAAAGTAACGCACATTATATTTTCTAACCGATAATTTAACAACATTCTCAATATCTTTTAAAGAGAAATCATGTAACTGTTTAAGATAAAGCGGACACCGCTTAATGACTTCCTGAGCGTAGATTACTCTGTCAATTTCGCCTGGATCATACCTATTTGTTAAAATATGATCCTCTGGAACACCTGATAAGAAAGCCCACATCATTGTTTGTACTTCACTAAATATCTGCTCAGTCATTACATAGATTGAAGGTTCTTTAGTCCCATTTGATACCCACTTACCTTGTGTAGTATCATATATTTCATCACAAGCTATATTGCAACAATCCGCGACCATAGCACGTGATTTACCTACATTAGTTGCAGCTGAACGTAGATAAAATTTTCCTAACCGGGCGCCGCGAAATATTGTATTAATTAAATTACCATAAAGAGGATAACCAATATCGGGAGTGGTTTGTAATTCTTGCCATAATTCATCACTACCTTCTCCTGCTTGAATAATATCTTCTTCGGTAGCATCAACATATTTAAGTTTTACATCTTCAATTTTATCGTTAATTAAATTAGCTATATCTTCTTCTGTATGATTATCAAGCCAATCTTCTTGCGCCTGTTTCTTTTTTTGATCGAAGATATTGTCTATATCATAAAGCCAAGAAAGATCCATACCAGCCTTTTCATTATACATACGAAGAAGAGTCATTTTCTTCATTCGATGATAATAATAATTAAAAGCTGCTAACTGACTATTTTCACTTACTTTTTCAAGATATTCCGCACCTTTGTTAGCTTTATATATAGCTAATTTTTTTGGTCGTTGTTCAAGATAGTCTTCTATATTAGCAGGAGTAATTTGTTTTGCTCCGAGTTGATGAAGGTTATATATACTACCAAATATAACTTGATGAAATTCTTCAGTAAAATCGTCCAAAGTAAATGAATATTGATCGTTATCTAATATAGAAGGATTTTGATAAACACATCCAATTACTTGAATCAATGATGGAATGTCTACATATCGTGTTTTACTCATTCAATTTCTTGCCTTCCTTCTACTTTATGATTACATTCAGGGCAGCGAGACCAAGCAACAAATACAATAGATTGCTGTTCCATCTGTAAATCTTTATTAGTCATTTCAAATTCACAACCACAAGAGGTACAAATAAAATAATACTTTACTTCTTTTTGTACACCATGTTTAATAATTCTTTTCATCCTCAACTACTTCTCCCAAGCAAGTTATTAATTCAAAATTTATAAAATCATATAGTCCACATTCACTACAGCTCTTACAACATCCTGAACAATAGTATGCAGCAGCTCGTTCTATTTCTTCCAAAGAAAATCTATTTTCCATTTTAATCCTCCAAATTTAAAAGGTGCGGCGGTCGCTCCCATGCTCGTGGGGACTGGATATTAAAATATACTGGTTTCCGCATTATTTTTGTTTGTCTATTCTTCTCTTGTGCTTTATAAATATCTTGATAATATTTACGACATTTATCATAAATAAACGGAATAATTCCGATACCTCCATGACCTTCTTCTTTATCACCATGATTAATATTATAAAACCAATGTAAACATCCCGCCATTCCGCTCCATGTATAACCATATTTTAATATATATTCTTCAGCTTGACTATTAATTAACATATAATTATAATCTGGTCCATAAATAGATTTTATTATTTGATAAAATCTATCTTTTTCAATTTGCTCTTTTGTTTTTTCGTCAGTTATATCTTTTTCTGAACAATTTTCATGTGCATATCTACGACCGTTTATTTTTATAAAAGGTATTTTATCTCTGTCAAAACTTTTTCCACAATAAAAACATTTTACTATATGAGACATATATTTTTCTTCCTTTTTATATATATTATAATTATAACATAAAAAATAAAAAAAATCAAGGAGGGTATTAACCCTCCTCTTTATTTAATAATTCTTTTAAATCAAAAACAATAAGTGAAATCTGTTCTGCTTGATCTCTTGTTGCATTTGATACTTTTTTATTTTTACCAAGATATTTATCTGTAATTTCAGTAATTCTAGGTGCATAATATTCCATTTTTTCTCTTGGAATTGTTTGAATTAATTGTGAAAATTCTTCAATTAAAGCATCAAAATCAAGATTAATTTTATTAATTTCAGTATTTCTTTCCTCCGTAATAAATTCTTTACCAGTATTTCTAGCTTCTTCATCAATAGCATTGTTTAGTGCTTCAACAAGAGCCTGATAAGAAAATTCTACTTCGGGAACCATATATTTAAATCTTGATCCACAATCAATTGTATTATCAAGAGAACGAAGAGTTAAAACTCTTTTTGGTGTACCTTCTCTTACTACACTATGAGCATAGCAATAAATATCTACCATATCTTTAATAATCAAATTATAACTATTTCCAAGAGTAGGAATAATCTGATTATATTCTGTTCCATCTTCTCTTTTAAAAGTTTTATCTTTATCATGAGAAATAAAAAGAACTGCATAACCAAGCTGTGTAACGGATCTAAAAGTGTCTTCAAGTTCTCTTTTTACTCGTGACCAGCCTTGACCATATGGAATTTGATTTAATGTATCTACTCCTGCTTGAGAAATAATATATTTTTCACAAGCGGCAGCTGCAATATCAATTGTGTCTACAATAATAGAATGAAACATTTCTTTTACATCTGGTTTTTTAAGATCTCTAAGAACCATTTTCATTTCTGCCCAGGTTGTTACGTCTTGAGCGTAAACATTTGGAAGAGCATTATATCCTCGCTAAAAAGCTAATATTAATGCGCCGGGCATTTGTGAACCAAATGTAGTTTTTCCAATTTTTCCAGGCCCGTAAATGTATGTAATATATCCACTAAGATCTCTACTAACCTTATGTGGTTTTAAATTTGCTAAACTAATTGTTCCCATTTTTTATATATCTCCTATTTTCTTATTTTCATACTTATAGGTTTAAAGGAGAGATTAAAATCTCTCCTTTTTTAAAAATTAAATCCACCCGCAGGAACTGTTGCATTTGAAACTGGAGTAGAAGATTTTGTAGTTGTTACAGCGTTCCCTCTATTTTCATAATATTCTTTCGCTCTTGTTTTTACTTCTTCAAGATATACATTTCTATCTGCAATTGCTTTAGAAAGTTCTTCCGCTGTGATAGTATCTTCTTCACCAAAAACATATGTTTCAGGTTTTGCTCCTGTGACAACCCACTCTCTTTGATGTCTTTCAGATACATCTACAGAAGGTTCTCCAAATGCGCTCTCTACTGTTTTTTCAACTTTTACTGTTGTACTTACAATTTCTCCCCAAACCTGAGTATAAATAGGATTATTAGAAGAAGCATCAAGACCCATAAAATAATCAATAGCACCCTGTGATCTTGCAATCAAAGTAAAAGGAAGAATATCGTTTTTAAAATTAAAAATCGCACAATTAATTTTTGCGTAATCTTCTGAAACGTTATTTTCTTCATTCGCTTCAACAAGAGTTACACCAGTAATAACTGTATCAAAAGTAAATTTCTGTCTATTAGGACCTTCTTTTACTAAATCTGTTACAATAGAAACAAAACCCCCCTCATTTCTTTGCTGAGAAACAAGCTGATCTCCGCCCTGAGGATAAAAATCATTTAACGCTGCGGAAGGGGTAAGACGAACCTTTAAGGCAGCATCTTTTCCATCATTAACCCATGTCTTTCCTTCCATGATTTTCTTTAAATTTGTATAGGTTACATTCTGTTTATTCTGTCTAGTAGTTTCGGTAACATATGTATAATGTACTGTAAGGACATTTAATCCTGCCTCATCTGTTGCTACACTAACAGATCCATTAATAAATTCTTTTCCATAATTTTCTGATTGCTGATTCTGTACTGTTCTTAAAGTTAGATCATGTTCATATACTCTACCTTCAATTGTTTCCTGATTTACATTACGTCTCATATTATTTTTTTCTCCTTAAAATTAATTTAAATTTCTAACTTATATTATTATTATAACATAAATTTTTAAATATGTCAATCTTTTCCTGTATAAATAATTAAATCATCGGCATATGGTAAAGATTCAATCCAATTACAATACTGATGCCATTCTGATAATTTATGATGTTTACGTTGAAAATATTGATTTCGTAAAACTGCATAATTCATAGTTACAGTACGAGTTTGAAGCCATCCATTTGGCAACCAACGAATTAATTCTTTCCAATATCTTTTATCTTTTGTTTCTAAATATTTTAATCTTAATGTTTCGAGATGATTAATTAATTCTTTAGCCATATCATCAACAAAATATCCAAATACACTATCTTCAGTACTTGTTTCAGATAATATTAAAGAATTAACATAATCATCTTTTTCAAAACATTCAAGAGTGATAGGAGTTGAGGTTAATTTATGCATAGTAGATGTACTATTTGCTACGGTACCAACCTTGTATGTATCAAACTACTTATACCAATATAATGGTGCAGTTATATCGACAGAAACATTAATTTGTCTAAGAAATTTACTATCTGAAGTACCAGCTTTAATCATTCGATGAGCAAGATCGAGATCCTTTGGCCCAATAAAAGCATATTCAATACATTCAGTATATCCTTTTGTAATTTTTAAAACTCCATTTTTAATAAGCCAATCGGCATATTTTTCTTGTGCTTCATAATATTTATCATATTCTTCTTCATAATTATATTTTTCATTTGCATCTATATAAGCAGCAGCAATTTCCCAATCTTTATCACAATCAGATGTAGGATCAATTCCAAAAGCACTATCTGATTTATTCCAACTCTCAAGTGGGTTTCTAAGTCCACGAAAAGCTCCCTAAAAATTACTGACATATGTATTTTCAAACTTCATTATTTATTACCTTTCGTTATATTCATACCTATTTTATTGGATTGATACATTTCAATCCAAAAACGTTCTTTTTCATTTAATTTATCACGAGAACACTCTTCTAAAACTTCAAAAGTAAAATTCCAAACACCATATTCTTGCATATTATTATATAATTTATTAGTAGGCGATGCATCTATACCTAATCCACATTTTATATGCTGTTTAAAACGGTCTGCTATATTAACACTTTGTCCAATATATATCTATCCTGTGAGTTTATTGGTTATTTTATAAATTCCACATACTGTTTTTGAACCAAGAACTCGATTACAAAGATCAGAAGTTGGTTTTAAAATATATGTTGACCAAATTATTTTAGAAACAATAGTAGGATCATAAAGTCTGTCTTTCCATTCCATAAGCTTTGAAATATCAGCTATTTGTTTATCTGTTAATCTTATTTTATAAAAAGACCACTTTTCTTCCTCTTCTTGTTCTCTTAGGCGGGCTGCGATTGCAGCTTGATATATATTTTTAATCTAGGTTAATTGATTTTCAACCTATTCTTGCTATTTTTTTATCTAATTTATTTTATTAAAAAATTCTTTTTCTTTTGTTTTATAACACTAATCTAATGTGTTACAATATTGTTCAAAAGATTTATTTGTTTGCTATTTTAAATTCTTATAATGTTCATTTAAATTATCTTTTTCTTCTTTTAGATTATTATTTATTATCTATCTTTGTTTTAATGAATCTATTATCTATTGTTTTATTTTTGCTAAAAGAGCCTAATTGTTTTTATATTCTATTTTTAATAAACCAAGTTTTTGTAAAATTTTGTTATTTTCGTCAATTCGCTAAATTTTTATTTTATTAGCTTTGTAAAATAGAATAAAACTAATTAATAATAAAATAGAACTAATAATTAATATTAATAACATATTTTTCCTTATAAATTAAACGGGTTAAGTTTTTACTTAACCCGTTTAATTGTTTTAAAAAATTATTCTGCTTCTACCTCGAAGGCGCGGCCAGCATCGGTTAATTTAATAAATTTAACAGTTTCATGCTTAACCTTTCCATCCTCGGTTTCAGTTTCAATTTCTCCTTCGACACGCTCCATCAGAGGAACTACAACCTTCTCATCTCCCTGCTCTTCGCGATGTCTCTGAAAAGCTGCTGTAATAATACCATTCACCTGTCTTGGATCCAGATCAAGTGCAGCTGCAATATCCTTTGCAGTAATATTTTCATCCTCATGTGCCTTTACATACTCATAAACTTTTACGGAATTTTCCTTCATCTTTGCCATAATGTTACTATTTCTCCTTTAAAATTTTTTTATTTAATTTTTTTATTTGAAGATGATTTATCTTTTTCATCTTTATATATATTATATTAAAATTTTTATAAAAAGTCAATTATTTTCAAGTATTTTTATAACGGTATCGTTTAATTCTAAACCTTCTTTGAGTGAGAGACTTTCCATAATGATTTCAATTCTATTTATAGCCGATTTAACACTTTTGTCCTCAAAAGAACCTTTTTCAATAATTTTTTCAAGCTATGCGATTTCTTGAGCTAGTTTTTTTAATTCTTCTTTACTTTTCATATGATTATTATACTAAAAATTTTTATAGTTTTCAAGTTGCTGAAGCAAGATAATTAGGTTCAATACTTTCATTAGGGGGAGTTACTAAAGTTAAAAATTCTTCTTCATTAATAATTGGAACGTGCATTTTTATTGCTGTTAAATTCTTAGCAGTTTGACTAGATGTATCGTTATTAATTAAATATGATGTTTTAGATGTTACTGAACCTGTTACCTTTCCGCCTTTAGATTCGATAAAAGCTTTAAGTTCATCTCTATTTTTCCAGTTTTTAATTTTCCCAGTAATACAAAATGTTTTATCTTTTAATACGGTATCGTTTAAAACAGGAGTTTCCGCAATTTCATTGATGTATTTATTAAAAATTTTATCAGCCTCGGTATAATCATAATTGAGTAGGGTATCAATCATTACCTCACCGATTCCCGCAATTTGATATAATTTTTCATCTTTTTTTTCTATTGCTTTTCTAAAGGTTTTATAATCTTTAAAATTATTCATTAATGCTTTTGAAGCTACTTTTCCAATAAGAGGAATTCCTAAAGCACAAATATACTTATCTGTAGTACATTTACAAGATTCGTCAATTGCATCAATAATCTTAAACACTGAAGCTTTACCAAAACCCTCTTGATCCATCCATTCCATTTGATGTCTACGTAGTCTAAAAATATCTTCTATTGATTCTATCCATCCCCAATTAATTAATTTTTCTAAAGTTTTTTTAGAAAGTCCCTTTATATCGAGCCCTTTTTTCCCACAAAAATGATCTAAACGATTAATTAATTTCCCTTCACAATTAGGATTGTCACAATAAGCTCTCGTTATACCATTTTCTTCTTTAAAATAAATATCTCCACCACAAATAGGACAATGTTCTGGAGCATCATTCGCAGAAACTCCACCATTAGCAATAACATAACCGTAATCATATTTTGGTCCTGCTGAATAAATTTGAGGAATTATTTGATTTGCTTTATAAATTTCTAGTGGCTCTCCTACATATGCACAATCTCCTAAAGTTTCTTTCATAATACTCACATTATGTAAAGATGCACGAGATACTTCTGTACCATCAATTTCAACAGGATCAAAAATTGCTACAGGAGTTAAAACTCCTGTTCTACCCATAGTCCAAGTAATATAACGAAGCCGAGTAGAGTATGTTTCATCATAAAATTTAAACGCTAATCCTCCTTTAAAATGATGGTCGGTACGGCCAGCATCATTATATTCTTCAATATTATCATATTTAAAAACAACACCATCAATAGGGTAAGAAGAGTAATTTGATCTGTCTTTAATAATTCCTACTACTTCAATTAATTCTGTACCTTTATCAATAAATATAGGAACCGTATAAAAACCTTGAGTAATTGCCCAAGCTAAATTCTGAGAAAGATATTTATGCGGGCCACCTTTTACTATATCCCAAACTATGAAAGTAAGATGACGTTTATGACACTCTTCAGAATCGAGTAATCTTATACTACCACTTGCAAAATTTCTAGGGTTTTTATAATTTTCTTTGAAATTTTCAAAATTTTTATATGTACAAATAATTTCTCCATCTATAATTATTTCTTCTTGAGCATAAATAATTTTAGGAATAGATGGAATTACCATAGCATTATGAGTAATATCTTCACCAATAATACCATTACCTCTAGTTTCAGCAGATACTAATTTACCATTAATATATTTTAAAGAACAAGTTAGACCATCCATTTTTGCCATGGCTATCCAATCATGTCCTTTAAGAAAAGATTCTACTACAGTTAAATCTTTTGTTTTATCAAGAGAAAGCATAGGATGATTATGTTCTACTTTTTTTAATTCTGATACTACTTCAAAAGGTATAGAGTGAGTAGGAGAATTTGGTAAAATTTCACCTGTTTCTTTTTCAAGATTAATTAATTTAAAGTACATATCATCCCATTCTTTATCTGAAATAACAGGGACACCCTCATCATATGCAATAGTAGCCTGATTAAGTTTTCTAATTAAACATATCATTTCTTGCTTTTGTTCTTCATTTGCTGCCATATATTATTTCCTCTTTATCTATAATCTCTTACTTCAACATAAACTTTTATAACATTATAGCTATATGTTCCGCCAGAAGAAAAAAGAATGTTTTTTATAGTACCGACTGTATCATTATATGGATCATCATCAATTTTATCAGGATCAATATCAATATCAATATCATTTTCCTGCATAAAAGTGTACATTTTTAAAAACATTTCTGGCTCTTGTGTCCAAAAACTTCTTATTTGATGGTTATTTTTTTCATCATATATTCTAATTAAAACTTCATTTTGATAATCTTTTTTAGAAGGATACATATTTTTCACCTCTTTTTTTTCTTTAAATATATTATATCAAAAAATATATAAAAAAACAAGTGGAGAATTATATTCTCCACTTATAATACAACAATAGATTGAATTATACTGCGTTCTATAACTTTAGTTCCAGATCCTGTTTTAGATTGCTGGGTAATTTCAGAAACAGGAATACAAATCGAATTTGGTTTACCAACAATTAAAAGTGATGAATTTAATGAAGCCATTGCGGCTGCCGCTACATAATCTCCTAAGTCTAGTTTAATACAACTTATACCGCGGCCGCCGCGATTTTGAATAATAAAATTATTAAGAGGAATACGTTTTCCTTTTCCTATTGATGTAGTTAATATAATTTCATTATCTTTTGATGATACTATTAAAGCTGCAATAACCTCATCGTTCTCTTTAAGTCCTATACCTTTAACTCCTGATGTTAATCTACCAATTGCTTTAATATCATTTGTTGGTACATAGATACCATTACCTGTTTTTGTAATTAAAATAACATCCTGCTCATTCATAAAAGTTACATTAATTAATTTATCATTTTCTTTAAGTTTAATAGCTTGAATACCAGTTTTTCTTTTTGTTGAAATATATTCTTCTATTTTTGTCTTTTTAATTAAACCTTTTTTTGTAAAAAAGACTACATATTTTGCAGTTTTATCATTTGGAGTAGTAATTGCCTGTATTTCTTCTCCTGGTTCAAAAGAAAGAATAGTTTTAATATTAGTTCCTTTAGATACATTAGTACCTTCTGGAATATTATTTACATCTAATTTATACATTTTACCCATTGAAGTAAAAATCATTAAAGATTCAACTGTATTTGTAGATGTTATTGATAAAATCGCTTGATCAAGAGTTTTGGTACCTACCCCTTTTCGATGTTGAGTTTTAAAATTTCTTTTTGGTATTCTTTTAATGTCACCCCCATGAGTGACAACAACTACAACATCTTCTGGAACTATTTCTATTTTTTCTTTTTCATCTTTACTTTCTTCTATTTGAGTTAATTCTGTACGACGAGCATCACCATATTTGTTTACCAATTCTTGTAAACGAACTTTTAATATATCAATTTGTTTATCTCGATTATCTAAAATTTGATGAAGCGTAAAAATTTTATTATTTAAATCTTTCGCTTCTTTATTTAATTCTATTTTTTCAAGTTTTGCAAGAGAAGATAATCTCATTGCGAGAATTGCTTTAGCCTGGTTTTCTGTAAAATTATATTTGGATATAAGATTTACTTTAGCTGCGGCCGCGCTATCTGAAGATTTGATTAATGCAATAATATTATCAATATCTTCAAGTGCTTTTAATAGTCCTTCAACAATTTCTAATCTATCTTGAGCCTTTTTTAAATCAAATTTACATTCTTTAATAATACAATCAATATTATGGTCTACATAAATTTTAATTGCATCTTTTAAATTTAATTCAGTTGGAGTTTTATCAATAAGAGCGACTTGATTATAACTAAAAGTAGTTTGGAAATTAGTTTTTGCGTAGAGTTTAGAAACAATAATATTAGGATCCATTCCTTTTTCACAAGTTATAACAATTCTAATTTTTTTAGAACTTTCGTCATGAATATCAGAAATTCCTTCAATTCCTTTTTCTTCACACACTTTACCAACTTCCGCAATTAATCCTTCTATTGTTTCTCCATAAGGAATTTCATAAAAGATTATTTTATTTCCTTCTATATTATATCTTGCTCTAATTTTTACAGAACCGTGTCCTGTTTCCATAATTTTTGGAATATCATCTTTATTAATAATTAATCCTCCCGTAGGAAAATCAGGACCAACCAATTTAGGAGGCTTCCCATCCAAAAAATCCATAATGGCTTTTGCGACATCATTAAGATTGTGAGGGGCCCAATTGCATGCCATTGCCACCCCGATGCCGGTATTAGGATTGCAAAGAAGATTAGGAAAGGTAGCAGGGAGAGTAATAGGCTCTTCCAAAGTTTCATCATAATTTGGAATAAAATCTACATTATTCTTTTTAATTCCATTTAATAGTCCTTCTTCTGATAATTTAGCAAGGCGGGCTTCAGTATATCTTGCTGCGGCTGGTCCATCGCCTGCAATATTTCCATTATTACCGTGCCAATCTATAAGAGGGTATCTCATAACCCATGGTTGAGATAAACGTACCATTGCTCCGTAAATAGATGAATCTCCGTGAGGATGATACTTGCCCATAACATCTCCGACAATTCTTGCAGCTTTTACATGGGGTTTAGATGAAGTGCGTCCTTCTTCATATGCAGACCAAAGAATACGTTTTGCTACAGGTTTAAGACCAGATTTAGCATCTGGTATTGCTCTATCGGTATTAACAGCGACTGCATACTCTATAAAATTTGTACCTAATTCTTTAGTTAAATCATTTTGCATCATCTATTACCTCTTTAAAAATTTTTAGATTTTTTTCTTCCCATAACACCTGAATATCTTTATCGTAATATTCAAGATAGGTATCTTTTTTATTATATTTTTGAATTAACTCAATGGCTTTTTTTTGATTGTCTGTTCCAATATTAATATGGCAAAAATCACAATGTAAATGCCAAGGAGTTCTTCCCCATCCGTCTAAATTAAAATAAAGAGGTTTTTTACATTTTGGACATATTAAATCATTTTGCATGTAGTTCCAAATCCTCCCTTAATTGTTCTAAATTTTCTTCAAAATAATATAATTTTTTCATTATTTCTTCAATAGCAAAGGAATTTAAATCTTCTGCATAATCACCCCAATTTCTGTAAGTGCCTTTTTTATGTTTGCCAACATATATAAAAGAACCCCATTGATTCATTTCAATTAAACGATTATTTTGCATATTTTAACTTATTTTCCTCCATTTTCATTTTTATATTATACCTTATTTTTTATTAAAAATCAAGAGAGTTTTTAATAAGTTCCATTGATATAATCTGCTCTTTATCCAAAGAAAAATTTGGACTCATATCTTCAAAAAAACATCCTGTTACTGTATCTTCATTAATATTATAATTAGTAATTACTCCTATACATTTTCCATTCATTGTAACAGGGCAATTAATAATAGATTCAATATTACAATTAAGATATTTTTTTAAATTTAATTTTGTTTTAAAATTTATCATAAATTTAGGAGCCTTTCTCTTTTAAAAATCAAATCCATATTTTTGATAAAAAGAAGTGCTTGCATCTTTCTTTTTAAGAGAAAGATTAGTCCCACATATAGGACAAAAATTAATTTTCATAGCTACTCCACTATAAAAATAATCATCACATTCTATCCATAATCCAAATGTTTTTTCTCCTGTTTGTACAATGGCATTTTTTCTATCCCAAGAATCACGTTCTTCAAACCATTCTTTATCTTTAATATTATCACAGAAATCACACATTATAAATAGCCTCCGCGCTATGTTCTTTGATGAAATTTTTTCTCGGGGTTACAGCTAAACCCATTAAATCATCAAACAATTTGTCAGTAGCTTTAAAATCATTAATAGTAATCTGTTTAATAATTCTATTATTAGGATTAGTAAGAGTTTCTTCAGTTTCCTCTACCGACATTTCTCCTAATCCTTTCATTCTATTAACAACATATTTACCTGTATGAGTTTTACGAAACTCTTCAAGTTCTTCGTCATTCTTTAAATATTTATAACCTTTATTTCCTGCAAGTATAATTTTATAAAGAGGAGGAACACCTGCATATATATAACCATCATAAATTAATTGTGGACAGAAATTCCATATAAAAGTATAAAAAAGATTCTTAATATGGGCTCCATCTACATCAGCGTCGCTCATTATAATAATCTTACCATATCGTAATTCATTTGGATCGTAAGTTACTTTCATAGTTTTAGTATCAATCTTCAACCCAAATGCATCAATCATTGTCATAATTTCAGCATTTTTTTGAATCTTATCTATCGTTGCTTTTTGTGTATTCAAGATTTTACCACGCACTGGCATAACGGCTTGAAACTCATTATTACGTGCTGTTTTAAGATTACCAGACGCAGAATCACCTTCTGTAATATATATTTCACAATGAGATCTATCTTTACTATAACAATCTGCAAGTTTACTATCAAATTTAAGAGCCTTTTCTTTTTTCTTCCCTTGCTCTCTAGCTTTTTCACGAGCTTTCTTTGCAGCTTCTCTAGCTTTTTTTGCATTAATGGCTTTATCTGCAATAATTTTAATTTCTTTTTCATTATTATTTAACCAATAACTAAGTTCTTCAGTAAGAACCGTTGTAAATGGCTTCATATCAATTTTAGTTATTCTGCTTTTAACCTGAGCATCATAAGATACATTTGGTGCAGTAAGATTGAATACGATATACATACCTTCCTGAATATCATCACCAGTTAAATTTTCATCTGTAGATTTAAGCCATTTTTTTTCTTTGAAGAATTTATTAAATTCACGAGTAATAATTGTTTTAATTTGAGTTATATGCTGTCCAGATTCAGTAAGGCCAGTATTTACATATGGAATAATAGTAGATGAATAATTGGATGTATATGTTAATACCATATCCATTTTATTGCGGCCTTCGCTATAATTCATATTGAACCTAGAACCAATAAGTTCTTTACCAGCGACCGCATCATCTACTAAATCATCTAATCCTTTTGTTGATACATAGTTATATTCTTTGCCATTTTCATTTAAATGAATGGTAAGACCTGGGCAAAGGCATGAAATAGTTTTAAATAATGAATGAATTTTATTACTTTCTACTTCAGTATGTGTAAAAAATTCTTCTGAAGGCTTCCAACATACTCTAGTACCTGTTTTATTTCCAGTTAATTCGTTGCAAATTCCAGCTTCTCTTTTATCAAAAACACCTTCAAGAAATCTACAATTTTCAAAATAATTATCTCTAATAGTAGTAACTGTAAGCCAATGACTCAAAAACGTAGTTATTTTACTGCCAATACCAAAAGAGCCTAATGAAGTTCCTTCGTAAGTACCATCTTCTCTATATTTTCCAGATGTATTTAAAACACTGAAAGCTGCTTCAAGGATTGTTTTTCCATCATCACGATAAGAATTTGGAATAAAACCTTGACCATAATCTCGAACAGTAAAAATATCTTTATCAATTGTTACGTCTATTCTATTTCCGTTACCAAGTCTAAATTCATCAACAGCATTTGAAACTATTTCTATAAGTAATTGGGTTGAATATGTAGTATCACCTGCATATACTCCTGGCTTAAGACGAGTAAAACTTAATGGATCAAGTGATTCTATAGAATTTTCATCATATAATTTTCCCATTGAATTTTATTCTCTCCTTTATATTTTTATATTAAAATTATAGCATAATTTTTTAAAATTTGCAAGAAAAATCTTTTTTATGATATTTTCCACATACAAATAAAAAATTTTTATTTTTTAACTAACTGTATTTTATAAAACTTGACAACTTAAAAAATTATGTTATAATATTTATAGGGAAAAACAAAAAGGGGAATAGTTTAAACTATTCCCCTTAATCTTTTTTAATATATTTAGCATTTACAAAACCATAAATGCTTCCTTTTATTCTAATATAATACCAATTTTCTTTATTTTTATCTTTAATAGTATCACATATATCTACTCTATTATTTTTATAAAGAACTGGATAAGATTTTATATTAGGATTTTCTGTGCCTGCCCATGTTCTTACATTTAATGCAGATGCTGTTACAATACCAGTTGCTATTGGTTTTTTGTTTATTGTAGATGTTTTTGGTTTAATAGGTTCGCTAGTTATAATAACTGGAGTTGATACTGAAGAGGTGCTATTTTTATAGTTAGATTTTTTTCCAATTCCAAGATTTGTTGCGGTATGATGAATTTCATTTAATAAAATATCACCAGGTTTTAAATAATCATAACTATTTAAATATTTCTAGTCTGTTAAAACCTAAAATCCTGCCTTTTTAAAAGCAGATTTCATATTACCTGTATATGTAGCAGAAATATTTTTTAAAGCGTTTATATTTAATAAATATCCTACTGCTTTTACATTTGCAATAACTCCTGCAGAACAATCAGCTTCACAGGATACTGTAATTTGAGAAGGTCTATAATTACTAGCTTTTAAATGCTACCAATAAGTATTTCTTTGCCATTGATCATATCCTATTAAATTATTTTTTGCAGCTTCAATACTTAATTCTGCAATTAAATTTCCCACTTTTTCATCGGGATACCTTAAAATACAATCCCATGGTCTATTATACCATTTTCTAATTTCCCACTATGTTCCTGTATTATCTCCTGCTTTACCATTTTTATAGCTTCCATTTTCATCATGTCCGCTATTTGATATTTTTCCATAATATTGAGAGAAATCTATTTTAGAAACAACAGTTGAAGTTGTATTTGTTTTTACTTCTTTTTTAGTCTATTGTCCATAATAGTAATTCATATCTACAGTTCCATTAATACCTTTTACTTTTCCCGATGAAGTATATTGATAATAAGAACATTTTACAGAAGGATTGGTGGCTCCACTGTATTGAGCAAACCAAAAATAATCATATTTATTTATTGTTTCTTTATCATACATATTATTATAATAATCTAAATTACAATAAATTCCTGTTTTATACCCTTGAGATAAAATATAATCACAAAATACTTTAGTAAAAGAAATACATTGTTTTTTTCCTAGTGTTACTCCACGCTATTTTGCTTTTTTAACTGTATCATACTAAAAATCAAAAAAGATAATAATATCTTTTCCTAAACCTGCTTTTTTTACATTTGCAACACAAGTTTTAGCCTATTTTAATACTTCTGTTTCGTTAATAGCATAGCAGAAATGATATACACCATGAATTGGAATATTTGCGTTTTTTGCTCCTTTAACATATGTTAAAAAATATCTATCTAAAGTATTTCTATAGCCTTCTCTAAAAATACAAAAATCAATACCTGACTATTTTACTTTAACAAAATTAACATTTTCTTGCCATTGTGAAATATCTATTCCTTTTAATGCCATTTAAAATCCTCCTTACTATTCATCAAGTTCAGGTAATCCTGCAATACTTGTTAATAAAGAAAGAATTCCTGCTAAAGCAGAGGCAGATAAAACAATTTTCCAATCAACTGCAGAAATAACAGCACTAGATCCAATAGTTGCAATAGCTGTTTGTGCTATAGTTTTTATGGCACGGACACCAGCTGCTTTCCACCATTTTTTGTTCATCATATGTTTTTCCTCCTTATATTTTTGATAAAAAAATAAAATCACTAAAAAAGTGATTTTATTATATATAATATTAAAAATAATATAAAATTTTTATTAATTTTTGTCCTTTTTTCTTAAAATCTAATCTCTAATTTCAATTCTTTTTTTTATATCTTGCTAAATTTCTTTAATTTCATTGTTTATGTTCTAAATTTCATTTGTATAATCTCTTATTTTTAATGAAAAACGTCTTTTTACATTTAAATCATTAAAATTTTGACAATTTAATTCTATATCTTTAATTAATTTTTTTACCGTATCTAATTTTATTTTTATGCGGCGGCGTCTGTTCTACAGCGCTTTAATCCAGGCTCTCTACTCAGCTATTCCACACCCCATATATTCACTAGCATTTTGTTCATCATCTGGATGTAATTTAGCATAACCTGTATAAACACCATATTTATCAGCCAAAGAAACAACTGATTCTTTTGTATCTTCGTTAAAATATCCATATAAAAATTTCATAAATATCTCCTTTTTATAAAAAATAATAAGTTTATTTAAGACTTATCATTTTTATTGTTAAGATTGGGAGTGTGAAAAAAGCTTGCAATTACAGCCAAGGTCCCAAAAAATAATGGGAATTTATCAAGAGGAAGATTAAAACCCACTAAAGCAAAACCAGCAGCTATCATTTGTCCAATTGTAATTTTAATTAGCCATCCTGAAATCCATCCTCCTAAAAAATTTAAGAATGGGGATGCGAAAAAAATAATGATAAATAATGTAATAATTCCTAAAACTTCCATTTTTATTTCTCCTTATTTTGTAAAAATTTTTGACGATATTTTTCAATATCTTTAATTATAGTTTCAATTGAAACAGGCATACAATCATGAGCATCCATAGCTACATTATACACACATCCTTTACCATTTTCAAAAGAATCTGAGGAATGAGTATGTCCAGATAAATTCCAATAAAATTTTTCTTCTTCATGATTTCCAACAAGAGTAGGATAGTGAGATAAATAAAAATTTCTTTTTTTACTATATCGGTAAAGAGAGGCAAGTCCTAAATCTTTTATATTATATTCAGTTATATATTTTTCAATTTTTTTAGATGTATCATGATTGCCCCATACAAAATTTTTATTTCCATTTAAATTTTTATAAATTCTATTCCACTCTGATTCATTCCCTCCCATACAAAGATCGCCGAGAATGTAAACGGTATCTTCTGGGGAAATAATAGAATTCCATCTAATAAGAATTTGAGTATCATGTTCTTCAATGGAATTAAAACCGCGTGCATGCCAAATAAAATCTTTATCATGACCAATATGTAGATCACTTGTAAACCAATCCATATTATACACCTCCTGGCATAATAATTTTAATTGTATCAATTAATCCACAACATTCTTCATAATTAGGAATTCTAAAAGCATAACTCATTTTTTTTATTACTTCTCGGGGAACATAAGAACGAGTTCCCTTTCTATTTTCATTATGCTCAAGACAAATAGAAAGCGGGGTGTTCATTACAATTACAATAACTTCAGTCTTTGTTTTATCCAATTCTAAACAAGCTAAAAGTTTTAACCTAGATTTAGAGTTTAAATGTGTTGCGTCTGCGACAACATCAAGCGACTGCCGCAACCCTTCATTAATTTTAGCTATAAAAGTATCAAATACTTCATTTTCTTTTGAAAAATAATCCTCATCTTCTTTAACAAGTTTAAATCGGATTTCATCTCTTGATACATATAATGTATTTGTTAAATATGTTTTAGCATATGTACTTTTTCCAGATCCAGGGATTCCACACATAATATATAATTTATTTTTCATCTTTTATTACTCCTTGTCTTACTTTTGAAACAAATTGTTTCCAAGGTTCTTTCCTAGTTCCATCTTTTGTAAAATTATTATATTCATATTCTATCCAAAAATCATCAAGATTATATTTTCCTATTTGTCTTACTTCTACCATATTTGTTTCTTCCTGACAATTAAGACAAAATAATTTTTTAAGGTGGCCTGGTTCTCTCTCTTGACCAACTGTACGAAAAATTGGAACTCCTTTATTTCCACATTTTGTACAATAAAAATCACTTAACATAATATGTCTAATGTCTTTTGATCTTTTACTCATAATTCATACCTCATTTCTTTATTTTATTTTTTTTCTTATAAATATATTATAACATATTTTTATAAAAAAATAAATAAAGAAATGATAAAAGAAGAATTATTTTAATAATTTTTATTTATTTTCAAAATGTGTTTCAAAATTCATAATATATTTTTCAAAATTTTTTTCATTTTCTGGATATTCAACTTTACATCCTTCAGATATATTAATAGACATCATACCCATTAATGATTTTCCGTCAACACAAAATTTTCCTCTATAAACTAAAACATCACCTTTTACTTTTGATGCTTCTATAACAAAATTAGATAAATCATTTAATCCAGTAATTTTAATATACTTACTATTCATAAAATTCTCCTTTCTTTTTATTTTATCAAAAAATATAAAAAAAATCAAAGCATCCCGATATAAATCGGGATGCCATATAATTATTGATGATATTTAAGAAGAAATTCATTACTTACGGCTTTAAAAGATTTAGTTCCGTCTTTGTAACGGAAGACTACACCTTCTCTCATTCCGCCGTCTACTTTAGAAGAACCAGTTGCATATGCAAGAATCTCTTCTATTGTATCTGGTAGAATGAAATGTTCATCAACAACAGGTACACATGGAATGTTAAAGTTTTCAGTAAGTTCTTTAGTCATATCTATAGTATTCCATCTTCCAGTATGAGACATGATAAGATTGAAAGCCATAAAATCATGATTTTTCATAGAATAATCACGTTTCTGAATTCCAGCTCCATAAGTCTCTCCCTGAATAGTGATCCACTCTGCATTTGGGTATGCATTAAGAAGTTTTGTAAGAACTTCTTCCATATTATATTTTTCAGCCATTTCTGTGTATACATTTGTATCGTAGTAACAATTTTTATCAGGCTTATCAAAAACTACATTACGGGAACACACATAAAAATCGTTCTTTTTAAAGCCTTTTCCTCTTTTAATGGTAAATGTAGTGGAAGTTCCATCAATTTTTTCAGTAGCAATCCATTCGTTTTTATCTTTAAGAATCCAAGGCATATTCTGGACACGTTCCTCATCAGTTTTTTGTACCCATGCAGGCCATCCTCTTTTATCCTTTTTCTTTCCAAAGAAGATAAAAAGAAGTTTTCTACCCCAATTTCTTTTCATGAGCCAGCGGAAAGGCTGTTTTGAAAAAAGTTTTCCATTTCGCTGTGCCATTTTTTTATATTTATCTGCGGACGCTGCTTTACGAATATTATCTTCGTCTACTGCATATTTTACTCCAAGTTTTTCTGTAAGGAAACGAGATTCATCATTAGGATAATGCGCTTTACCTTCATCATCAATAATTACTTCGGTTCTAACTCCACCAAGAGGTTCTACCTGAACCTGCCAGCCGAAATCTTCAGCAGACATAAGAAGACCCTGGCTGATAACAGTTCCTTTAAAATATTTCTGAGTTTTTACTTTATAATGTTTAGATTCAAGAAAAGCAAAAGGTTCAGTTTCAGGCACTTTAGAATCAATCTCAAAATAAATTGCGGCATCTCCAGGTTCAAACTGTCCTTTCCTGGTCATAATATGCCATCCACCGACGACCGCCTGTTCTACTCTATCAGCGCCTTCAATAGGTAATACTTCATCTATTGTAACGACATATGCTAATTCTCGGATATTGTTTTTATTTAACATCTTTAATCACCTCAATAAATTCTTTAAATCTTTCAAGAAAAACTTTTTCTTCAAGATAAAATCCATCATTTCCATATTTATTATTATGCCAAGTTAAAAAGGTTATCATAAGTTGTGCAAAACGTAAATCAGAAAAATTTTCTTTATGATATGTTTTAATTTTTTCGTAAAAATTATCTAATCTATTTGGATCTCTCATTTTCTTTTTCATCCTCAAATTCTGCTAATTTATTAATATAAGCTTCAAAAGGACAATTATCACAAACAACTCCATAAGGAAGTGAATGATTTACAATATTTTCTATCCACTCTTCTGCTCGGCAATTAATAATCCTACACGGATATTTATCTAAAGTTCTAGTCATTCTTTTCATTTTAATTTTTTCCTTTCTTTTTATAAATATATTATAATAAAAAAATTAAAAAAAATCAAGTAATAAAATTATTACTTGATTTTTTAATTAATTTTGTGATGACCGCTTTATTGCTTCTGCTATTTCATTTATTCTTTTTTCTCTTTTGTTTCTTTTTTGTCTTATTTTTTTCTCTGTTTGTCTTTTTCTTATTTCTTTTCGTTCTGCTTCTTCTTTTTCTTTCTTTTCTTCTTCTTTCTTTTGATTGAAATAAATTTTCATACCATTTTTTACAAGAGAATTAAAAAATTTAATTTCCATAAGTTCTTTTGCTTTATTTTCAATCCCTTGAATGGTAAGAATATTTTTGTAATAATATTTTGCATATGCTAAAAAGAAAGCAAATTTAAAATCAAAAATATCATCATTAATACAAACTGTTTTAATTACTGTATTATCTCCAAAAGTAAATCTTAATACTTTTCCTGGTTTTAAAACCTATACTTTTTTAATAGTTGGAACAGTTATATTTAATTCTTTACAATATTTAATATAATTAAAATCTATTGCTTTATTAGAAAATGATAATGCTGGAATCTCAAAAGAAATAGGTGGATAATTATTATAATTATTAGATGTTAATGATATTGCCTAACCATTTAATGATATTGCCTAACCATTATTTATAGTATTAATATCATTAATAGTAGTAGTAGTGGTTATCTTGCTGTAACCACTAATTACAGTATCCATATTATTAATGGGAGTAGTGGTTATTTTATTAGTTGTATAATCCATTTTTTTTTATACCTTTCTTAATATTTTTTATGTATAGTATTTGTATCGTTTAACCATTCTAATATATTTATTGCTTCTTTTCCATCTGATAACATAATACATTGACTATTTTGGAAGTGAGGATAAATACGATAAGAATGGTAGTGACCCCATAACCATAATTTATATGTTATATTATATTCTATTTCACCAAGATACCGTTCCATGCTTTTATCAACAGTAGCTTGATTTATCACTGATAAAAATAAATCTGTAGGTTCATAAGAAATAGGGCAGGTATGAGAAAAAACAAGATCGAAATTATAATTATATTTTTTCAACAAAATACGACCTTGTTCCATTTCATCTTGAGTGAGCTGTTCATCTTTAAACCAATTCCATTGATGTTGAATCCTATAAAATTTATCTACTGAATATGCCCCTGGGATGATTAAGGTATTATAATTATTTATATTATATACGGTTGGACAATCCATTGCATAAATAATATTGGGATATTTTTGTTCTACCCATGCTGTATTATTAAAAAAATCTATTTGATGCCATTCGCTTAAATTTTTTGATACAACATTTGTAATTCTTTCTTCGTGATTTCCTCTTATACAAAAATATGTAAAAGGAAATTTATTTAATTTTTTTTTAAAGTTTTTATCCCGATGGTCAAAAAAATAATTTGCTCCTACATCCCCTAACAAAATAAGACAATCTGTTTCTGCGGAAAAATTTATACTGTCTTTATTTCTACGCCAAAAATTTTCGATAGGATAATAAGATCCATGAATATCCCCCATAGCCCATATTCTTTTAAACATAACTATTCTTTCTTTCTTTTTTATTTTATTATTATTTATAATATAATTATACCAAAAAACTTTTTAAAAATCAAATATTTAAAACATTTGACAAAATATAAAAATTTTGATATACTGAACCTAGAAATAAGAAAGGTTAAAATTAAAATATGAAAACATTAAGTATTGATGCAAGTACTAAAAGTACTGGTATTGCAATTTTTAATTAGGGAAAATTAATTTATTATGAATGTATTGTTTCTAATAATATAAATACATATACAAGAATTAATATAATGGTAAAAAGAATTCAATAGTTATGTAATTAGTATAAACCAACAGATATTGTTATGTAGGACATTTTACCATAGGATGTTAAACATAATCAAGCGGTTTATAAGGCTTTAATTTATTTACAGGCCGCTATAGTTTTATAGTTGTATAAAAATAATTATAATGTAGAATTATACGTTGCTAGCCATTGGCGGGCATAGGTTGGAATACATACTGGACGAGGAATAAAGAGAGAAACATTAAAAAAAGCTGCACAAAAATTAGTAAAAGATATATATAATATAGAAGTTAATGATGACATAAGTGATGCTATATGTATTGGAATTGCTTATATAAAAGAACATAAAAGTGCTTTTTAAACTGGTTAATAAATTTTTATTAACCAGTTTTTTTTGTAACAGAAAAGATTAATTTGTATTTTATTTTTTTAAAATACTATTGGTGAAAAAATTAAATACTTTTTCATTTATATAGCTAAAATCTGCTAGCGTAAAAGGCTATATATTTTTAGAAAGGAGATCTCCTAATGGCTCAAATAACTTATCCAAATATTGGAAATTTACAAAGAGGAAATCCACAAATTTCCAATATACAGTATCCATATGAAAATAATTTAATTATGAATTCTCCATATGATAATTATATGGGACGTCAACAACAAAATTTATCTATTCAGTATTTAAAATGTAGACCTGTTTCATCAAAAGAATAGGCTAGGGCCTGTCAAATTGATTTAGATGGTTCATTAAACGTTTTTACTGATGTTGCAAATGGTAAAATTTATACAAAACAAATAAACAATGATGGATCTGCTTCATTTAAAACCTATTCTTTTGTCGAAGATAATGAAGAATCTTATAATTCATCTAATTTCGTTACAAAAGATGAATTTAATAAGGTTATACAAGCTTTAGTGGCATCTATAAATAACACAAATGATGTAAATAATAATAAAAATAATGACGATAAAAGTAATAGTGAAAAATTAACTTTTTAATAAAGGAGATTAGTAATGAATATAAATCAAATACAATTACTTCAACTAATTAAAAATGGAAGAAATCCTCAGTAGATTGTTATGAATATTTTGCAACAACAGAGAAATAATAATCCTATTATTCAAAATGCTACAAATCTTGCAAAAAATGGAAATACTTCAGCATTAGAAACTATTGCAAGAAATTTAGCACAACAGAGAGGATTAGATTTTGATACTGAATTTATGAATTTTAAAAACTCTTTAAAATAAACTTTATCAATAAAAACAGAAAAGGAGATACGTGTTTATGTTTAATAATTCCAATGGTTATTCTTTATCAGATATTGCTGCGGCAACTGGAAATAATAATGATGGTTTTGGTTTTAATGGAGACGGAGCTTGGATTTTATTATTATTTATTTTAATTTTAGCCGGAGGTTGGAACAACGGAAATGGTTTTGGAGGAAGTAATAATGGAGGGGGAGCCACATATATTACTTCAGATATTCAAAGAGGATTTGATCAAAGTGCATTAGTAAATGGTTTATCAAATATTACCTCAGCTATTAGTAGCGGTTTTGCTAATGCAGAAGTTTCTCGTTGTAATTCACAAGCAAATATTTTACAAACCTTAAATAATAATCAAGGAAATCTTTCTAATCAATTAAACACGATTGCTATGAATCAGCAAAATTGTTGCTGTGAAAATAGAGCTGGACTAGCAGATTTAAAATATACAGTAGCAACAGAAGCATGTGCAGATCGTTCTGCTATTTCTGATGCTCTTAAAGATGTAATTGCTTCTAATACAGCTAATACTCAAGCTATTTTAGATAAATTATGTCAGCAAGAAATTGATACCTTAAAAGCACAAAATCAACAGCTTCAGATGCAAAGCTATTTAGCTAATCTTGCAGCCTCTCAGAACGCTCAGACTGGTCAAATTTTAACTGACAATGCTGCGCAAACCGCAGCTTTACTTCAGGCTTTAAATCCTGCACCGATTCCCGCATATGTGGTTCCTAATCCAATGGGATGCAATTGTGCAAATAATTATGGCTGTCATAATAACGGATTTTATAATTAATAAGGGAGGTTGCCTATGTCTAGTTATGTAACAACTACGGATACATTAGTAGCATTAAATGGTACTATTCCTTTTAATAGTGTTTCTATTCCTTGTAATAAGAGGGACATTGTCCCTCTTGTTCCTGGAATTCTTAACTTAAATGGAAATACCTCTAATCGTTTTTCTCGATATAAGATTACTCTTCAAGGAAATATTCAAATTCCTGAAGGAGGGGCTGTTACACCAATTGCAGTAGGAATTACTCTTAATGGAGCTGTTATACCAGAAAGTGTAGCAATTATAACTCCTGCGGCAGCCGAAGAATATCAACATGTAAGCACCACAGCTTCTATCACTGTTCCATGTGGGTGTTGTGTAACTGTATCTGGTGCTTATGTTGATGGAACTGAAGATGATCCAGCTACTACTCCTACTCCATCTATTCAAGTAAGAAGAGAAGCTTTATTAGAAGTAGTTAGAACAGCATAAGGAGGATAATATGAGTAGTGAAGTTGAGAGATTAAAATCAATTAAGGCTCAATTAGTAAATTGTATTTAGGGTCAAATGGGACAATTAGATAAAACAGATACAAAAGAAATGGGCGAAGCAATAGATATGGTTAAAGACATGTCTGAATCAATTTATTATTGTACTATTACAGAAGCCATGGAAAAAGGAGAAAAACAATAGGGAGAAACAGTTAATAATATTAATTATTATACTTCTCCTATGGGTTATAATAAAATATATCCTGATTATTATAGAGATATGGAACGCAATGGAGGATATATGTATTATCCTGGCACCAATGGATCTAATAATTCATCTAATAATATGAGTAGTACTAACGGTCGAACTTCTTATTATTCTGAAATTCCATATGATATGAGAAGAGATCCTAGAGAAGGAAGAGCGGCGATTCGTAGAAGAATGTATATGGAAGGAAAATAGATGCATAACGACACTAATTCACAATTACATGAATTAGAAGCCTATTTACAATAGTTATCTAGTGATATTACTTAGATGATAAAAGATGCCTCTCCAGAAGAGAAAGCTACGTTACATCAAAAAATGACAACGTTAGCAAATAAAATAGTTTAATGTTTTTAATTAATAATATTTACTGGAAGCTTTCTTTTGTTCCATCGAATTTTCCTTTATTACAAAGAATAAATGGTGAATATACAATAGGTGCTTGTGATAATTTAACAAGAACCATTTATATCAATGAAACTCTTACTGGTAATCTTTTAAAAAAGGTTTTATGTCATTAGATTACACATGCTGCGATGTTTTCTTATAATGTAAACCTTTCTATTGAGCAAGAAGAACTTATTGCTGACCTCATTTCTACATATGGAGATGAAATTGTTTATATAACTAATAAAATTTTTACTAAGTTAGAGAATTTATAAAAAATAAATGCCAATTAATAATTTGATCTATTAATTGGCATTTATTTTATTTTGACTAAAAAAAATCCAAAGGTAGAATTTGTTTTATAAATATGGGCGTCTGCGTGCCACCCAAATAATAATACAAATAAAAGGAGGAAGTGTTTTTGGAAAGTTCAGCTATAACAACTTATAAATGGGATCAAGGAGTATATTCATTAAAAGATATGGTAATTTTGGTTAGATATAATCAAATAACACCAGAACAATTTTTTGAAATTACACGATATAATTATAATACTATAGAAAAATAGTATGAAAAAATGGGAGATATTTAAAATTAAATATCTCCCATTTTTTTTATTTTATTACTTCATATCTCTTTGCACAAATAGTTTCAATCATTAGGTCCCAACCTGTTTTTCCTGTAAGGATCTGTTTAAAAATCGTAGGACTCATACCAGATACAAAACTAACATTTAAACCTGCATCAAGAATAGTATTTTGTCTCGCTGAAACATTCCAATATACAAGTTTTGGAAGTTTAAAACCATACATAGCCCATTTTTGACGAATCTTTTCCATTTCTGTAGAAGTAGATTCTCTAGTCCATTTACAACCACTACTCCCACCCCAAGAAAATGTTGCATGATCAATTTCCATATCAGAAATTACAACAATTGTATTTGGAATATCAGACTCCTTTACACCTTTTCTTCTAGCTATATTAAGAAGAAGATCAAAAACTGCTGTTAAATTGGTATTATCAATAAGATTAGTTTTATAAATTCTTTCAACCTTATCTACAAAATCAATACCTTCTGTTTTTATCAACTGAGGTCTGGAAGCAAAACTAATATAATTATTAGCAAAAGGACCAGACATGCGTTCTGCACAATAAAGACCCAAACTAATTGCTACATTAATGGGGGCTGCCGCATCTCTACCTGTCATAGAACCAGAAGTATCAATTACACACATCATAGAGCAATCAGCGCCATTTAAATAATCAGGAAGATTTTCCCAATATTTATTTATCATAGCACGATCTGTTTCTGAAAGAGTAGATCTACTTCCATATCGACTGATCCCAGTAAGCGCTTTAGCCACAACTTCGTAAGGATAGAGGGTTCCCGCATTGACTTTAGTATTCTTATCTTTTGCAAATGTTTCATACTTTTTAGCAATCATATCTCGTCTTGCAAAAGCGTTTTTATATACTAAACCTGCTTTTGAAGGAATCTTTGAAAAATCAATTTCATCCCATCTATTGGCAGACATTAATCTTTCAAGAACTTTAATACGTTCACGAAGTTTAGAAAGTGTTTTTCTATAGGTTGCCGCAGAGATACCAAGATATTCTCTAGTTTTTTTGGCAAGTCTCTTTGTTTCTTTTGCTGAAGCATTTTCGCTTTTTAACCATTTTGCAAGTAGACTAATACCAGTTTTATCTGTTCCATTAACAACATCATATATATCTTTTTCAAGCTGCTGTTTGATTAACTC